ACGACGCCCGAGGGCAAAATCAACGTGCCCGACGCCCTCAAATGGATTGAGGAGCATATCGACGCGAGCCACCAGCGGTCGCGCCAGCAACGCGCTGCCACCGCCGGGGCCCCCGAGGCACCCGCGCCCCCGGAAGCAGCAACTCGTGAGGCAGCCACGCCTCCCTTGGCCGCGCCGCCGATTCCGCGCGATGGGCTGCCGGACCCGGGCCGCATTCTGCTTTCGGCAAAAGCGAAGCGCGCCCTGGTCGAGCTGCGGAAGGCCGAGCGCGAGGAACGGAAGGAGACCGGCGAGCTGATCGAGGTCGCCGAAGTCGCGGCGATCATCGAGGACCTGGTGATGAACGCCAAGACGAAACTGCTGGCGGTGGGCTACCGGCTGGGTCCGGCACTGGCTATCGAGCACGATGCGAACCGGTGCACCGCCCTGGTCGATCACGCGATCCGCGAGGCGCTGGAAGAGTTGGTCGAGTACCGGGTGGCGGCATGACGAAAGAGCAGTTGGTTCAACGCTTCGGACGGGCTATGGCCCCGCCGCCTAAGCTCACGGTGTCGGAGTGGGCCGACCAGTTCCGCTACCTTTCGAGCGAGTCCGGCGCGGCCGCCGGCAAGTGGCGCACGCTGCCCTTCCAGCGAGCGATCTTTGACGCGTTCTCGGACCCCGCCATCCACACCATCGCGACCATGAGCGCGACCCAGATGGTCAAGACGGTGACCATCGAGAACGTGTTGGGCTTCATCATCGACCGCGACCCCGGCCCGACGCTGCTGATCGTGCCGCGCGATTTGGACGGCGAGAAGTTCTCGAAGATCCGCCTGGCGCCGATGATCCGCGACACTCCTTGCTTGCGCACGAAGGTCACCGAAGTGAAGGGTTCGCGCGCGACCAACACGCTGGGGTACAAAGCCTTTCCCGGCGGGCATCTCACTATCGCGGCCGCCGGATCGCCGGGCAACCTGGCGGCGCTTCCGATTCGATACCTGCTCTGCGACGAGATTGACAAGTACCCGGCATCGAGCGGATCGGAAGGCGATCCGATTTCTCTGGCGTTGAAGCGCACGGCCACGTTTTGGAATCGCAAGGTGATTCTCTGCTGCTCGCCCACGGTCGATGGCTCCAGCAGGATTGCAAAGGCGTTCGCCGATTCCGATCAGCGTGAGTTTTTTGTCCCGTGCCACGCGTGCGGCCACATGCAGGTGCTTCGCTGGCCGCAGGTCAAGTGGGACAACGAGCTGTTCTCGAAGGAAGCGCGATCGGCCTCGGCCTACTACGAGTGCGAGCAGTGCGGCGGGCGGTGGAACGACGTCGAGCGCTGGCGCGCGGTCGAGGCCGGGAGATGGGAAGCGCTGGCGCCGCCCTGCGGCGTCGCGGGTTTCCACATCAGCGAATTGGCGTCGCCCTGGAAGAAGCTCCAGGAGATCGTGCTCGATTTCCTGTCGAAGAAGAACGACCCGGAGCAACTCAAGACGTTCGTGAATACTTCGCTCGCTGAGACGTGGAAATTCGGCGAGACGCCCGAGTGGGAAAAGATTTGGCAGCGCCGGGAGAAGTACCCGCTGGGCACGGTTCCGCGGCGCGCGCTCATCCTGGTGGCCGGCGTGGACGTGCAGTACAACCGCCTGGAGGTCGAGGTCATCGGCTACGCGCCCAACCGGGAGTCGTGGTCGATCTGGTACGAGATCATTCCGGGCGACCCAGCTAACATCACGCCCTCCGGTCCGTGGGCGCGCCTCGAACAGCTTCTCCAGCAAGACTGGCCGCACGAAGCCGGCGGATCGATTCCGATCCTTGCCATGGCCATCGATACCGGCTTCCAGGCGCACGCCGACGGACGGCCCGCGCCGGTGTACGAGTTTGCACGCGCGCATTCACAGCCCGCCTATGGCCCGGCGGGCACCGCGATCCGGGTGCCGCGCACGGTCATTCCGGTGAAGGGCAACGACGACGCCTTTAAGCTGATCTCCTCGGTGTCGGCCACCGATGCGGCGCGCAAGCGCCAGGGCGTGCGGATCTGGACCATCGGCACCCATTGGGCCAAGCAGGAGTTTTATGATCTGCTCCGGTTACAGCCGCTTGACGACGGCCTTTTCCCTCCGGGCTACTGCCACTTCCCCGACGCATACGACAAGATCTATTTCCAGGGCTTGTGTTCGGAGCGTCGCGTGGTCCACGCATCGGGGAAGGTGGAGTGGCAGCAGGACCCCGGCGTTCGCAATGAACCGCTCGATCTTCGTGTCTACTGCCGGGCGGCGGCGGATCTCTGCGATCTGACGCGGTTGACGCCTGAGCAGTGGGCGTTCCTGGAGACGGCGGTGACGCGGCGCGCGCCAGCGCAGGTTCCGGGCTACGCACAGCCGACGCCGCCCGCGCCAGCGCAGCAGCAGCCGGATTACGGCGCGATCAGGGCGCGCGAGTACGGTAGCGGGCCGGCACCACAGGCGCGATACGTCGGCAGGCACGACGTGAGCAACTGGTTGAATCGATAATGCCCGTCAAAGGCAAGCCGCAAAACCCGACGCGCGAGACGCCGGAGAGCATCCGCGAGCGAAAGGTGCGCGCCCTTCGCGAGCGCGGCTATCGACGTGTATGGGTCGATAGCGATGGTCGCATTTGCGTCGAGGTCGACGATTCGGATATCTGGGGTGAGCGCGCGGCGCTGTTCCGCCGCGTGTGGGGACCAGAGTGGCCGGTGGTCCGGTCGGAGCGATGGATGAACATCCTGAAGCCGACACCCGAGGCCCAGTTTCAATTTCAAAGCCGCGATTGATACTACCAATGACCGCCCTCTCGCCCGTGCTCGCAGAGCACATTGAAATCTGGCCGCTCAGCCGCCTGACGCCGTACGCCAGGAACGCGCGGACCCACAGCCCTGAGCAGGTGGACCAGATCGCCGGGTCTATCGTGGAGTTCGGCTTCACGCAGCCCATCCTGGTGGACTCGAACGCCGGCATCATCGCGGGCCACGGGCGCGCCGCGGCCGCCGGCAAGCTGGGCCTCGAAGAAGTGCCGGTCATCGTGCTCGATCATCTGAGCGAGAGCCAACGGCGCGCGTACATCCTCGCGGACAACAAGATCGCTCTCAACGCGGGATGGGATCGTGATGTGCTGGCCGGCGAGCTACGCGGCATCGAGCAGGGCGGCTTCGATCTGGCCGTGGTGGGCTTTACCGCCGACGAGCTGGCGGGCTTGCTGCCCTCAACCGAGGAGCTGGAGGCGGCGGTCGCGGAAGAGGAACAGCCGCTTCCCGAAGTGCCGGTCACGCCGGTCACGCAGAAGGGCGACATCTGGCGCATCGGGACGCACCGGCTGATCTGTGGCGATTGCCGCGATCTGAATACGATCGAAATATTATTCCGCGGCTATGCGCGGGCGGCGGTCGTGATCACCTCGCCGCCCTACGCCACGCAGCGCGAGTACGACCCGGCGTCGGGCTTCCAACCGATTCCCGAGGACGAATACCTCGCCTGGTACTGCACGGTGGCGCACAACATCTGGCCGGTCCTGGCCGACGACGGCAGCTACTTCTTGAACATCAAGGAGCACGCCGACGGCGGGCAACGCAGCCTTTACGTGAAGGAGCTGGTCATCGCGCACGTGCGCGAGTGGGGCTGGCGCTTCGTGGACGAGTTCTGCTGGCGGAAAACCAACGATGGCGTTCCTGGCGGTTGGAACAATCGTTTCAAAAACGCGTGGGAACCGGTGTTTCACTTCTGCCGGCAGCAGCAGATCAAGTTTCGGCCCGACCGCGTCGGGCACGCGTCCGAGGACTGCTTTGATTACTCGCCACTCAATCCGAAGGCCCGTTCGGGTAGTGGCCTCTTGGGCTGCGGCCCGCGCGGCGCGGCGGCGGATGGCGGGAAGAACCAGGACGCCTGGCAGCGCAGCCGCGGAAGCCTGTCGGATGATAACGAGACGCGGCACTCTGGAATCGCGCGCCCGTCGAACGTGCTCGAAGTAAAAGCCGAGGGCGGCCAGGGATCGCACTCCGCGCCCTTCCCGCGGGCCCTGGTGGATTTCTTTCTCCAGGCGTTCTCGGACCCGGGCGACGTGGTCTTGGATCCGTTCCTGGGATCGGGCACCACTATGGCGGCGGCCCACGCGCGTGACCGCATCGCGTTGGGCTGCGAGATTTCGCCGGCCTACTGCGATGTCATCGTGCGCCGCATGATGGCGATCACGGGCGTGGCCGCAGAGCTGGAGGAGACCGGGTTGACGTTTGCCGGCGTAGCAGCCGCGCGCGGCGTTGACGTCGAGCAAGCGCTCAACCCTAAGCAGTTGGATTCGCGGGCTATCAAGCACACCAACGGCGGCACGAACCCGTGTTACGGCCCGCGCCGCAAAGCTTCGTAGGCAGCAGGAATACGCAACGCGGTCCGGTGTGGTCCTGGCCGCATGATCAAGACGCAGAAAAGCCAAGAGAGGAACCAAATGGGAGACGCAGTTAATCCGAACATCGCACCGCTAATTACGCACCAGCCGTCGCTGCTGGGCGGCGCCGAAAACATCAAGCTCCTGTTCGACGAGGAGCTGGATAGCCGGCGGGAAGTCCAGGCGCGGCAGCGCGCGTGGGAAGCCATCTCGCTCGACATGGCGCAGGTCGCCAGCCGGCGCGCACAACAGGCCGCCAGCTTCGACAAGGCCATGGACACGGTTATGGTCCTGGCTGCGCAGGTGGGCATCACCGAAGGCCAGCAGACCGTTTCGCCCGCGGGCACTTCCGCCAGCGAAGCCATCAAGGGCGCAGTTGGCACGGCGGCGGCTGGCGAGGCCGTCAGCGCCGAAGGGATCACCGCGAACGTCGTGAACCTGTTCACGGCCACGATCCCGACCATCGCCAGCTCGCTCGCGACCAGCATCTCGCAGACCATCATCGCGACGCTTCCGGCGTTGATCAAGGCGGCGGGGGTGGCCTCGAACCCCCCGGCTGCGGCGGTACCGAGCGGCAGCTAGTCTTCGCGCGACGCGGCCCGCTGTCTAACGCGGCGGGCCGCAACTCTGGAGGAGCTATGAGCTTTCTGTCCACACTAAAGACTATCGGCGAAGACATCGAAAAAGGCCTCGGCCCGGTCGGCACCATCCTGAAGGATGCTGGCGGCTTCGTGCCGGGAGCTGGACCCATCCTGGTGGAGATCGGCATGATCATCACCAATCTCGAAAACGGCGGGCACACGGTGAACGCAGCCACTGTTTCGGAAATCTCACAAGCGGTCGCCACGGTGATGGCGGCCAAGACCGTTCCGGCCAAGACGGCAACGGCGCAAGGAGCATCTTCGTGAGCACAACCCCAACCACGCCCAGTCCGCTCGATCAGGCGCTCGCCGCAGTTGAATCGGCCGAGGCGCAACTCAACACTGACCAGGCTACCCTAGCCAATGCCCAAACCGCCCTGGCGAATCTGCAGGCGCAGCAAGCTCAAGCGTTGCAGGCTGCCCAGTCCGTGGTTACCGCGGCCCAAACCACCGTCAACGACGACATCGAGGCTTACTCGACGGCGGTGGAGAACGCCATCACTCTGTTGCAGCAGACGGAACAAAACCTTCAATCTTCGTCCTCACCGTCTTCGAGCATCAGCAGCTAAACCAAATGCACGGGGCCGGCAATCTGTGCGTGGATCGCCGGCCCCGCAAAAAGGGTTGTGTCTTTCAGTAACTGAGGACCACTGGTCCTTTGTTGTAGACACCCGACCAACCAGAGGAA